GAGTTCCAGCAGACTGCAAGCTTTCATAAGTAAGCATGTTTTGATCTATCATTAACTTCTGGGCTGCGATAGCATCTTTTACTTTTGCATTATAATCAGTAAATTTGAGTCCTGCTTTTTGTGCAGACTCTGCAGTTAATCCAAATGCCGCTGCGCTTAACCTTTGAGTCTCATTATAGTTTTGCCAAGCCTTATATGCACCAGCAACTATTGTGGTTCCAGCAGCCAGTGCTACATTTAATCTAGTAACTCCTGCTAAAGCTTTACCAGCAATTGATGCAAACTTACTTGGACCATCTGCCATATTTGCAATTCCACCTGCGAAACGAGTTCCAGCAAATACAGATTGACGCATTCCTAGTCCGCCGACTGCCATGCTTGGTCCAGATGGAGTTAATCCCATTTGCTCTGCAAGTGTTGGTCCAAATGGAGATGGTCCTGGCAATCCTAATCTTTGTGAAGGAGTTATTCCAGAACGGCCAGATCTTCCCATCAATAAGTCTGGAATCATGTACCCTAGCATTCCGCCAAGCATAGATCCGCCAGTTCCAAATCTAGATCCTATTGTAGATCCTGCCATAGAACCTAATGATCCAAGAAGTAGGCTTGCTAATAGCCCACCTCCTCCAGAAATTCTTCCTCCAAGTTGATACCCAGGAACCATTCCACCTCTATTAAATTTTATTCTGCCTCTTGACATTGCTCTAAATATTGCAGAAGCACCAACATGTCCTCTTTGTGCACCAAACATAGAGGTCATTGTTCTTCCTCTACCAAATTGTGGCGACTGTCTCCTTTGGGACTCTGGGAAAAGCTCTTGCATTCTTGACCAATGAGATTCAGCCATTCCTGCTGGCATTCCGCCGCCTGTTGAAATAAGAGGTTGCGGTATTCTTTGTCCATCAAATCCCATTTGTCTTAAACTTCCAGGAGCTATTCCTCTATTTCTTTCATTTCTTTCAAATCCTAATTGTGCTATTTCTTCAGATAGAGATACTCGTCTTCCTAATGCTGAACTACTTCTTGTAATTTTAGAAAGATGCTTATCCATTGTTTGAGAAACTATTCTGTCATAATCATCAGAAGATATGTTTCCAGCCTTAGATAGATTAGATATAATTTCATCATTCATTCTATTTAATGAAGATTGCATTTCTGCTGTGCCATACCCCAACCTTGACCCTACATCATAAACTAGTCCAGCTGGATGGACTCCTTGCTTAGACAAGTTAATGAAGTCTTGAGCAAATATATTTCCAGGAACTGTTGTTCCTGGTGGTAGGCCTAAAGATCTACGTCTTGCTGCTTGCGATGGATGTGCAAGTATCATATTTGTTTTAGAGCTTTGCCAAAGCATTCTAGCTGGAAGGAATCCTCCGCCGTTAAATCCTGGTCCGCCAGTACCTTTATTGCCATTAATTGCCATGAGTAATGGTAAATTAGCAGCTGTTGCTTCTCTATTTACAACAAATTCTCCTGGAGTTAGCATTGCTGGAACCACATCTGCATTTACATTTGGTCCTGGCACCATTGCTCCGCTTGACATATAAACTTGTCCGCCAGAATTTAATCCTTGTGGTCTTGTAGTTTCAATACTATATGGTCCGCCTACTGTTCTTGTTCTTGTTGCACGTCCTACTGCCTGCATAACATCTAGGAATGCGCCTTGGCGGAACATTCCACGAAGATTTGGTTTTCCTGATACATCTACAACTGGCTGGTCGATTAATGGGGCTTTAGTCAAATCAATTGTTCTACCACGACCTGCAGCATATTGACTTACCTGCATTCCCATCATTCTTTCAAGTTCAGCATTTACTGCGATAATTGCTGCTCTTGCTTGTTCTACATTTAATTTACCTGCTCTTAAATCTGCAACAATTGCAGAAGATTGAGTTGCAGCATTTTGTGTAAGTCTTTGTGTAATTGGAAGAATATCATCAAATGTATCAATAAATTCTTTTGATACTTGTCCACCCAAAGCAATTGTTTTCTTAAGCTGTTCAATTTCTTGTCTGCTTTGAACTCCAAGAGTTGCCATAAGAGCAGCATATCTAGCATGCTCGCCAGCAACAACTCCAGTTGAATATCCACCGACAGAAGTTAAACCTTCAATATTTGGGAGTCTTTCTGTCATCATGACTTGAGGAGTTCTACCAATTTTTCTATTTAATGGAACTGGCTGCATGGTTAAGCCAAATATTGTAGAAGGATTATTTGGATCTCTTGGATTTAAATGTGCTGCTGCTCTTGATTCTGTTCCTAGTAATGGATGTGTTGGGTCTACCGTTCTTGGACCGCCCATGGTCATTATTGGAGCTCCGCCTATTGTCGTTACTGCTCTTCCAGCTCCTGTACCTATGCCAGCTATGTTAGTTGCATTTTGTTGCAATAAATTTAGATCTGCATTTAATTTTTCAATTGCTAGGCTAAGGGTTTTTGCAGCTGCTGCATCAGAATAAAATTCATCTGATAGTTGTGCACTTGCGGCTCTTGCTGCCATGAGTTCTGGAGTTAAAAGTTTGAACCCTTCAGCACCTTTAAATAAAGCCTTAAAATGTCCAAGACCTTTAATAATGTAACCAAAGAAGTTTGCAAGAACACCAGTAAGCATAATTACTGGACCAATTATTGCAGTAAATGCTCCTCCGAATGCCATTATCTTTTTAACTGGGTCTGGTAATTTTTGGGCAAAGTCAATTATCTTACTAAGAACATTTACAAGCTTTGTTCCAATATCTAGGAATTCATCGCCCACTCCTGCAAGTTCTGCTTTTAATCCCTCTACTGCTCTGCGATATCTTCCTGATGCTGATTCTGTTACTGCCGCCAACTCTCGTCCAGCTACTGCTTCTAATTCTCCAGCGCTTGCTTTCATCAAATCTAAAACTTGAAGCGTCTGACTTCCTTGGCGACCTAAATTTTCAAACAATGCATTTAGTCTTGAAAACTGAAACTTTCCAAATAATTGTTCAATTGCTTGCTGCTTTGATAGAGGATCAAGTCTATCTAGAGCCGCTTGTAGTGCTAATAGTGTTCCTGTAACATCACCTGCATTACTTTTTACAATTCCAAGAAGGTCAATTCCAAATCCTTTAAATTTATCTACTGCAACATCTGTTGGGTTAATCAAAGATGCAAGAGCTGACTTTAGGGCATTTGCGCCTTCTGATGCATTTACTCCACCTTCACGCATAGCAGTAAGATAAAGTGCAAGATCCTGTACGCTTCCGCCAAGTCCTTTAATTACTGGTCCAGCTTTTGGAATTGCTTCTACTAAATCATTTAGAGTTGTCGATGTTTGGTTTTCAACTGCGTTCAGGAAGTTAATTGTTTCTGCTAGCTCTTGAGTATTTGATTTGAATGCTGACTGTATAGCTAAAGTTGCCTTCATTGCTTCTTGACGATCTACTTCACCAAGAACAGCCAAACGTGTTGTTTCAGAAACTGAGGCTAATAATTCATTTCCAGTTTTTCCAGTAGCAGCGATATCTGCAGCAAGTCCAATAGTTTCTGTAAAACTTACACCCATTGCAGATGCTAATTCTTTTGCAGTGGCTGCTACTTCGTCTCTAATTTTTCCAAGCTCTTGCGAAGATGTTCCTGCTATATCTCCATAAACCTTTGTTAAACGTGTTAATTCTTGATCCGCCTGTTTGAATGCATCTGCTGCCGCTTTACCGAATGCAGCCAATGGCAACGTTAATCCTACTGTTAGCTGGCGTCCTGCCCATTGAGTATTTTTACCCCAGTTAATTAATTGTACTCCGCCATCTTGAATCACTTTATTCATTATCTGAAGTTCTTGCTTCAGCAGTGCTGCTTTATTCTTTGTTAAATCTAGACCTCTAGGAATATGAACATTATATTGCATTAACCCCTGAGCATTTCTACCTAGGGGTTGCAATACAGCATTTTGCATCTGGACCTGTTGTTTAGCCAGATCTCTTATAAGTCCGCCATTTGTTCTTGCATGATCTTGATATGCTCTAAAATAGTCTCTTAGCTTTAATCTACCACTGTCTAAATTCCGACCAAATTTTTCTACATCTGATGTTAAGCTGACGAAATGTGTAGAAAACTGACCAGTCTTACGCATTGTCTCAGAGAACATTGCGTTTGTAGCACCTATTTGACCTGCAAGTGCTCTATTGGCACCAGCAAATTCTTGCTGTAATTTAGATAGGCTGCCTGTAACTCGTTGCACATCGGCAATGAGATTTGAAAAATCAGAATTAGCAACTATACTAGTTACTATTTTTTCGTCAGCCATCTATATTAATTACTCCTCAGAGTATCCAAGTCCCATTCCGATTCCGAATCCTTGTTCTGCTGCGATTTGGCCCTGCAGTGATACCACGTCGTCAGTAGTGGCATTAATTCCTAATGCCCGTAGTCGTAAATCTTCAAAGGTTGGACCTTTGTTTTCTTGCTCATCTCTAATGTCGACTCCCTGCAGAGATGCCAAGAATATTCTGTTGTCTTTCTCTCTCTTTTGCATCGATTCTATCGTTTGCAATAGTTCTGGTAGAGAGAGGTTTTCTTCTAGTTCTTGGTAATTTTTCCAAGCACCTACAAGAAAAACTTGTCTTACTAAAGCGGCAAGGTCTAGTTCTGACCAGCCAGAACCGCCGCCGCTATTAGGTTTGGGTCGTCTAGTTTAATTCCTCCACAGATTTCTAGAATTCTGTTAATTGTTGGAACATCTAGCGCTTCCTCTAAAGCATCACGATCTTTTACCAAGTCTGGAAGTTGTGTTTCCAAAGCAATAGCACAAGCGTCGATCAACACGCTTAACGATTCATTTTCTGTAGTTGATTCTTGAGCCTTATTCATGGCAGCCATGAATTTTCTCAACTGTTTAATTGATAATGGCTTCAACTGAACTGTTGCGCCATTCTGTAATTTAATTTCTTCTACGTCGTATACTGTAGTAGCCAATTTATCCTCCTTGGATAGTTATAAACATTATAACAAATGGATATTATTAACACAAGCACAAAACCCCCATAAAAATGGGGGTTTTGCTAGTACTTAAATTTAATTAAGCAATTACACGGTCAATAATCTTGCCGTATTCTGAGCCCGCATAGCGAGCATCTGGGAGAAGACGGAAGGTTACTGGGAATGTAGTTGGTGTATTACGAGCAAGGGTGAACTGGCTCTGTTGAACAGAGAGAACACGACGAGCATAGTATACACGCTCAGTTGTTGCTGAGACTTCTGCGCCAACGCTGTTCAAAGCGAATGTTGGAGCCTGTCCAACTGAGATTAGCTGACGCTCTGTTGGAGCAATTCCAAGAGCACCTGCTTCAAGACCTAGAGTAAGGTCTTTATCATTTGCGCTTGATGCAGCACGGGTTGGATAAGTATCAGATGACTGTGCATTATCTTTCTTCAAAGTGCTTACGCCTTGACCAAATACTGTGAGAACGTTTTGAAGAGTTCCTTCTGTCATTTCGGTCATAATCATAACCTGCATGGAAGACTTGAACAGCTTAGCAGCATCAAGGAGCTGATCTACTGTAACGTCTTCATATGTTGGGTTATAAGTGATCTGTAGACCATTGTTAGTAAAACCAACGTTACGGAAATAAGTATCACTAGGAACGAATGTTGCACGAGCTGTTGGGGCTACTGTGCCGTTATCAAGCATATTCTCAACGTATGAGTTGTCTGTAGAGTCAAGCTTTGAAATATAAACTGGAGCTGCACCGACAATAATGTTTTTAGCATTGTTAAATGCCATTGTTTCTACCTCCTAATTTTCGAAAATTAAATTGTTAGGCTGGCTAGGCCCTTTCCTCTTTCCTCTATGTCCAATTTTAGGCCATTAAGGGTCAAAAGGCAAACCTACTTAAACGTATCGTCCAGAGGTATTTGTTATGCGTGAATACTTGATCTCAAGAATTATATCGGCTGAAAAGAAGCCTTGGAGTTCTTCTGAAGGCTCCGTGGGGGACATATCGGAGACATAGATGCTATGGAATTTAAACTTATCTAAATTAAATCCAGATGACCTATTTACATCCGTTGCCGATTCGTCCATTCTACGGAATTCATCTATCATAAAGTTTCTAATCTCATTTATTTCAGAAACATCTGTTGAATAGACGGTAAATAGAATTTGCTCATTGCATATTAACCATAGGGTATCGTAAGATACTCCTATCTTGTCATAGATTATATGCTTCTTCCCGCTCAAAAAATGATTCATTTCTGGTTGTTGCTGTACTGGCAATATTGGAACTATTGTCTCATCTATATTGTCGCTCCAATAATCTTCTGGATCGAATATTCCTGCCGCCTGCAATTTAGTCCAAATATATTTACGCAATTCAAGCATTGCGTCTAATTTATAATTTACTGTCATAATGCGGCTCCAAATGCTGCAGACAAAGCGCTGTCTGCCTGAATTGATAATGTATTAGGATTAAACGAATATTTAACTGTTTTAATTTCTGACGGGAGATTGAGAGCTCTAGTCATAGATTTATTAAACAATTGTTGGAATCCTGAATTTCTAATTGATGTATTAACTAAACTGCCTTTAAAGAATCTAGAATATGTCATCATAAATGAATTTTTAACACCTGTTCCGCCTGGCCTTCTAACGGTCACAGAGGCCCCTTCTGGCATGAACACTGTATAACCATTGGTTTCGAATACAAGGCGCTTAGAATGGCGTGGAGCAATTTTAAGAGGCATTCCAGCTTCCATCACAGACGCCTTATTTACAAATACATGTTTGCGATTACCTTCTGCTGAGGCGAATGTTTTTGATGGTAAAAATTCATAAGATACAGAAAAGCCAAGACCTTCTGTATTTAATTTATTTAATTTAAATAGTCTTGCTGATTTATCCCCAGCCTGGTCCCATTCATAAACATGGTGCAATGATCTAGGCTTAACTCTTGCCTGAGAATCTACGAATTCTCCAAAATCTTTATCTATTTGATTAAATATAACTTCTCTAAATTTATTTTTAAATGCTATATTTGAGGACAGCTTGCTAATGACTTGTGCATTGTAATAAACATACGCTGATATTTGAGCTACGATACTTTGCTTTAGTACCTCCCCTTTTTGAGGAGACATCAAAGACCTTAGCCCACTAGAAGCCTGCACTAAAGGAATACTATAGTCCAATGTTCTGATTCTCCGATCTCTTTATTACGGAGTTATATGCTATCACCGTTCCAAAGCCATCTGTTACTGGGGTGCTTCCTATTACTTCAAATACTGTAGGGGTTTCTGTTGGATAATTTAATTCTACCCATATCGGATTATTTTTAGAGTCACGGATGTTTGTAATCTTTTCTCTGAATGTCAATCTCTGTGCTGTTCTTACTTGCAAAATTTCTTCATTAACATATTTAGTACCAAATGCTTGAATGCTATTCGTACGGGTAGATGATGAGTTGCTAATAACACCTTTTGCTGAGCAGTCTACTGTTTTGTAATACAGCCATTCTTTTACTATAGCCCCAGTATCGGGATTCTGTGAATCGATCTGTCGATAAACGTCCATCTTCATGGACAATACTGAATCTACTAGATCCAACATTTAGAACACGACCATTTGTGTTAGAACATATGCACCAAGCAGCTTATCTGCCAATTGATTTCCAGTTCCTGTGTATGCGTCTCCAGAATACTCAAACTGCCAATCAAATGTCTGTATGTTCTTTACGTATTTATTTCTCCAAACTGTATCTTTAGCAAAGTAATCTTTCATTAGCTCTATACATGCCAACTGGACATTGTTTGGAACTTCCTCCCAGCCATATCTTCCTTCAACTCTATACCTTACATTCTTAGAAAATGCCATGCCGTTATATGTATCATTAATTGTCGGCGGGACCATTCCATTTGCAATGTATACGGTATTGTCTAGTAAGCTAGTTCTATCAATTCTAATTCCAAAATTACTTTCAGAAATCATTGGTTCATATAGCCAATTGTTTACAACTGGGTTAGCCAAATTATCTACAAGTAAAATATCATTGTGATATAACTTATGAATATCTGTAATTCTATATGGCAAAGGAAGGATATCTGAATCATTTCCGAATACTACCTCTACATCGTCGTAAGTAAAGAAATCTTGATCAGTATAATCTTCTATTAATTTACGAGCAAATCTTTCTGCCCGCTTAACATCCTCATATGACTTATAATTTGGATCGCTTGCATCTACTCCAAAATTAAGTTCATTCATTGCCTCATATATATTTGTATATGGAGTTGTTATATCTACATATGAAGTATGAGAAACAGGGCTAGCCCCTACCGCATACTCCCATACGAGTTTAAATTTTCTTTGACGCTGAGTATAGCTTAGAGGCAAGTTTACATAATAACTTCCAGCATCAGTTTCTGATGCTGTAGATGTAAGAGTTGTTAAAAGGGTATTTGGACTTACCGCTGGGCTGATTGTAGGATCAGAGGTTACATCATACACCTTTACTGTTGGTACTGCATCTGAAGCAGTTATTTCACCCTGCCAAAATACTCTGTGAGTAATTGGGGAATTAGTATTTATGTATATCTCTGCCATTTAATTGGCTTAGCTGTAGAACTCCTGCACTTCTGCTGGAGTTGCCATAACAAAGCCTTCCTCCTTATCAAAAATTGCTTGGGCTGTATCTTTGTCCATAGCAACAAATGGGTGATCTTTAGTAAATCTATGTCCCATAATTTCATAACTAAAATTTGCTCTAGTCATTTTTACCAATACCATGTCTTCTTGTTTAATTGTTTTAGCCTCTGTCTTCTTTGTTGCAGTAGCATTCATTTCTTCTTCTTCTTCCTGTATTCCTTTGGCCTTCTTATAAATAGCCCAAGTTACGCCTTCTTCTGCCAACGCAGCTATAATATCTTTTTTGCCTTTTTGTTCTGTTACGTCTACTGCAAAGTCTTCCGCAATTTGCTTTAACTCTGCAACTTTTAATGTATCAAATGACATTAATTTCTCCTTTTATAGGTTATTTAATTATAGCATTAGTAAATTAAAAGGAAAAGCCCCCAAATTAATGGGGGCCTTTCAGCAGATCTAAATCCTAAATTAGGAAGCGACCTTAACGTTCTTAACAACAACCCATGCGTCTGCTTGCTCAATTTGAACGCCAACACGAGTATACAGAGTATATTCGATAGCATCCTTCTTTGGCCAGAAGAAGCGATAGACGGTTACATCACGCTTGATACCAATAACTACGTTATTTGGGAATGTCAAGTGGACGTCACCATGGTTGCCAGTTTCGCCTGAGTAGTCACCATCTTGTGCTTCAGGGAGTAGTGGAACTTCAACAATCGGAATACCGAATGCGAATGGAGCCACATATCCAGCTGGACCACCTAGAGGTTGTACACCTTCTCCACGGATGATCGACGATGCGATATCTTGTGGAATTGTTTGGTTTGTTCCAATGCTGTTTGCGTACAGGAAGTCCTGAATCAAATTGGAACCTGCAAGGAAGCGAAGGTCGGAACGACGTTGCTTGTACTTACGTGGGAGCTCTTTGAGAGCTGAGTTGAAGAGGGCACGGCTGATACCAGCACCTGCTGCATCTACAACGTGACCATACTGCTTTGCCTTCTTGACTACACCATCAAATGCCTTATAAAGGTTATCTGATGAGAGTGAAGTATTACCATTTAGGAGTACATCCTCAATGTCATTACCTGCCTGTGTTGCCATCATGCGGGCAATATGATCTTCTAGATCTGGACCCTCAATATTGTCTTCAAGAGACTCTGTTGAAAGTTCCCAATCCAAACGAAGCTTCTTTGTTGTAAGAGAGATCTTGGAGAAGGTTACAGCGGCGTTTCCACCAGTCTGGTCTGCTTCTGTAGCGAGAACCATAAGCTTCTCACCAACACCAATACGATCAATCTCAGTCGTATCTGCTCGCATGCGAACAGTACGAGCTACTTTACCAATTACGGTTGCATCGAACATGTAATCTAGGAAACGTGCGGACTGCTCAGGGTTGAGTAGGCCACCTTCTCCTTCGGATCCAATGTGGATACCAGTGTTTGCCACTGCTGATCCAGTCATGTTTCCTGTTACGGTTGTGTTTGCTGCAACTGCTTTTTCTAACATTTCATTGCTCATTATATTTTTCACCTACCTTTTATTTTAAAAGTTCATTCACGGAACCGAGGAAAGAACCGTTCCATTTTGATTTCTTGATTGTTACTTCCTGTGACCCGCCAAGGTCAGAGGACTTCTTAACTGCGGTCTCTGATTCTACCGCTACGACACGCTTTTCTACGCCATCAATCGTGTTCTTGATATCTTCTACAGCCTTTGAAAGTGCTGCATGTTGTTCTGCCAACTCTGAAATTCGTCCATCAACGCTCTTGCTGAAAGTTTCAACTGTGTCTTTGATAGCTGTAACTTGTGCGGCATTAGCTTCGGATGCCTTACTTAGAGTTTCTGAGAAAAAGCCTTTGAGATCGCCAAGCATCTTTGCAAAATCAGGTTCATCAACCTCAACTTCTGATACGTCGGCTGCTTTTTCCAGAGTTTCGGCAGAAGCGTCTTCAGCTGGCGCTGCTTCTTCAGCAGGAGCTGCTTCAGCAGGAGCTGCTTCTTCAGCAGGTGCTGCATCAACTACAGGAGTCTCTTCGACTGCTGCTAGTGTTTCTGTGTTTTCTGACACTTCATTACCTCCTTCTGCGTTTGCCTGTTTTGCAATTTTGTTTGTATCAGGCAACGTTAATCTTGACTTGTGTAAATCAAGAATTCTATCTATTTCCTTTGCTTTGTTTGTATCATTTGATTCTACCCAACCGATTAAAGTTGCTGGCTTGCCAGAAACTGGCGATGTGTACTCTGTGTCTGTTGACATGAATACAGAATCGCTGTCTTCACAATAAAAAATGTTTTCTACTTTTGTCTCTGCTGCAATTCCCTTGAATAGCAATTGACCATTCATCTTCTGGATGGACAAAATGTTGCAGAGTTCATTTGCTGGAGAATCTACTACTGATAGCTCCATCAATGCATATTCTTTGATAAATCTTACTGGCTTACCTGTAGATTTATTGACTTCGTTTTCTGAATCAATAATCTTTCCGCCGATTGAAAATCCTTGTAGGGTTCCGTCCAAAATCTTTTCCCATGTATCTTGTGCACCCTTTGAAATGTATGCATCTACATAAACTCCATTGTAAAATTCTTTTGATTCTGGATCGTAGTATGTTTCTGGTTTAAATGAAACCATTTTTCCAACAGCATTTGATCCATGCATCTCACGAATGTTTCCACGGAAAGATTCGAATGCCTTCAATGATGCATCTGCTGTTACAACGTCTCCTGTTTGATCAAGATTATCTAGCGTAGCAAAACCAGATACTGTGCGCTTTTCACGATTGACTTTTGTGAATGGCACGGACAAATTGATATTGTCGCCATTTGATGACCATAGAGATTTCTCAATATTCATATGCTTAATTTTATAACGTTATTATATATAAGGCAAATAATCAGTTGAGTAGTATTACTCAACCTGTCTGCCTTCGCCTTGAGGATTTCTAGCTTCCCCCGAAATATCTGGGGAATTACTATCCCTTTCTTGATCTCTGGTTCTGGTATTTCCAGCCTGGGCTCTTACTTCCGCCTGCTGTTGTGGCTTTAATTCTACTACCTCGTCGCCACCGTCCATTGGTACCATGCCCTTGCGAATTCTAACTTCATTAGGGGTAATTACCTTCATCCTTAAATAACGCTCATCAATCTTAGATTGAGTATCTTCGTCGGTAAGAGATAATTCATTAAATTTAATTTGAAGAGCATCGGTCATTTCTTCAATTAATTTATTTAATTTCTTTTCTAAAATATCCTGTACTGGCTTACATACCTGCTCTTTAAATGTTTTATCTGCATCACGAGCATTTGCCAGAGAAACTCCTTGTGGGCTACCAATTTTAGAAATTGGTACACGGTGAGCCATTAATATTTCATCACGGTTGGACTGACGATATACATTAAATGAGGACTCTTGTGCTCCCGCCTCAACTGGCTCCATCTTAAATTCGACCTTTGAATCTGAGGAGTCTGCTGGTAGAGGTATGTAGAGTGAGCGGTGATTTCTTCCTTTAAGACCAACCTGGAAAAATTCCAGAAGTTTTCTTTCGGACTCTGGGGATAGCTTGGCACCTTTTACTGTAATAATATATCGTGGGACTGCTTTATTCTCAAAATAGTCTAAATTATATTTACCAGCAAATTCGTTTCCAGCCATAGCATTTGATGCTGCTACGATATCTGGAATTCCATAGTAGTTGTTACGTGGGGTATATTTCTTGAAATGAATTATTTCATTAGGCCTATCGCTGCCGTCCGCAATTGGATTAGGAGTTTCCTGATCTCCAAAATTACGGAAGAATACAGCCTTACCATAAAGCAATTGAATAAAGCCATCACGCAAACGACGGACACGCATTGTCTTTGAAGGGATATGTCCAATATATCCGATTTTTCCAGAGGTTGTTCTGCCGATTTCTAGATAGCCATTTCCTGTTGCCTCTACGTCTACATAAAACTTAATTAATGTTTCTTTGAATGTTTCTTCTTCATTGCAATCTTCTAACCACTCATGTAAGTCTTGACGAAGTCTATCAAGCTTTCTACGAGCCCGCTCTAGTTGTGTATCATTATCAATGCCATCAATTGCATCCATAGTTTTACGTGTTTCAATAAAGTCATATCCAAGACCTACGATATTTGAAACCTTAGCATTAATTGCTGCGTAGTTATATGGGGAAATTTCATAAATATGAGATAGGTATTCAAGATTATATGGAGGCTCAATAAGATCAAACATTGCATATCCAGTAATGGCTTGTGCAAGAAGGTTCTGTTGTGTTTCTACGCCTTCGATACCGACAAATCTCTTTTGAATTGTGCGGCTCATTTTGCGTCGGAATGCAGGGCTAAGTCCAGAAATCTTCTGCAAATCTTCTCCAGAAGCCATAAACACATCTGTTGTCTTTATAACATTTGCTGATGGGATATGGAAATCTGAGGCTGTGTATGCGTGTACGCCTGTGTCTATCTCTTGTGAATCATCTTCAAACATTGTCATATTATTTCTGCCTCTGCGCCTTTCTTGTCTCTTCCTTATAAACGCCTATATCTAGCGGGTCTGGTGTTAGACCCCATTTTAATCTTTGTTGCTGATACTCAAATTCTTCGTCATCTATCTTTCTACGCCCTGATAAAAACTTTGGCTGCCCTTCATAAATGCCATAGGATCTAACTTCTCTTGCTAGGGCATCAATACGAGATCTATTGTTTTTCATTGCTGTTATGGATAAAAAGTTGCCATCATCATCACCAATCCACCGTCCGTCTGGCATCTCCCAAACATATATTCCAAGAGTGGTTTCTTCTGGCCCAACCGTTACATTCTTCTTTTTAAGTTCCATAGGTATTTATTTTACCACTTTAATATGCCTAAGTCCAGCTTTTTGTCACACAATATGACAAAATTATACGTTTTGTACCACTAACCAGTCATTATCATAAGAACTGACTGCGTCTTCTGTCAGGGTTGTGACTGATGTATCTGTTATTGTTGAGGACTGCTTGCTAATATATATATTATAATTATTTGTTGCTGCCGTCGAATTGAAGGCGGACTCATAAAGGGCTATATTCTGATATAGGGCTGATACTGACCCATTTGTAGAATAATTAAATCTAATATCACTTGATACCGCCGATCCAAATACTACTACGACATGGTGTAGTTCATTGGCCTTAAATATACCTGAGACATTCGTCTCTGCGGTCTTATTTACCCCATTCACATATATTGCCGATATATTGGTCTTAGACATTGTACCTGAATTGCTCCAACGGACCTGCGAAGCGGCATATCCATTCGTAGCCAAAGTTGAAACTAGACCGCTATCAGTCAAAGCGGCGGGAGTATAGAAAAACTCCAGTGTGCTTATAGACTTATTTGTAGTAATTTCAAATCCAGAATCTACCACAGTCCTAATACCATTTCGGCTATTTCTGGACAATATGTCGTATGGCATTTTTCCAAGAGTTACCCTATAGTCTGATATTCCAGTTTCTTCTTCTAGAGTAGTCATATAACTATTTCCATTGTATGCATATTTAATTTGATTATTGTAAAAAAGAATAGATAGGTTAAAAAGTCTAGGAATATATCTAGATGTATCTGATGATGTGAAAGTTATTCTGACATATAGTTTACCAGTTGATCCAAAACTGTTTAAAGTATATCCAGGAATTTGCTGTCCATTTACGCATGAAGTATATGTTGTTCCATCTATACTTGTTTGGATTGATATTCCGTTGTCGCCGTCCCATTCTATTTTAGATGAATCTAGTGTTGCTGTGGTTGGTATTGATATAAAATCATCTACTACAATTGTGCTTGCTGCTGCTGAGTCCGTCTCTGTAATTTCAAGACAATTTAAAGATTGATTGTAGGTGAGTCCAGTTTTTACGACATCTCCCCATGGCTTGCTTTGTGGATATACAAATTTGTAAAGGCATGACATTTCATCATCATACATTTCAAATAATTCACCATTTGACGTGCTTGCAACTTGAATTGCTGGAAGTCCCTGTCCTTGTGCAAAATGATATTCTATCTGAGACTTTGAAAGAGCATATCTATATACCGCCAAACTATTTATTAAAAAGGCATCTGCAACATTTGCGGCAGGACCAGAAGCAAGGCTAACACTAGTATTAGTAAAACTAAAATTATCTAGATTTTTATATTTAACTAATTGCCCATCTATATAAATTGAGGCGGACGATACAGAGTAAACAACAGCAACATGAAATACTTTATTTGTAGATGGTAACGTATATTCTAAAGACTGGCTGTCTAACTTAAATATAATATTGCCTTTTTGATAAAATACGCCAACATCATTGGCATTGTCCGCTACCAAAATTGTTTCATTGGTTGTAGCTATTTGTGGGTAAAACCAAAACTCTATTGTAAAATCATTATCTGAGGATGAAGCAGTTGCAAATTTACTACCTGTTGATGCCGCTGAATAATCCTTTGTAATCGAATATGCTATTGATGTTGTGCTGGTTATCTTTGAGGCTCTAGTTGGTCCGCATAATAGCGGCAAAAGATTAGCCTCAAATGAACCAGTATATGTGCCATCATTTTCGCACCCTGAATAATCAAAGGCGGCAGAACCAGATTCATCCAATGGATAATAGGCTATTGGATAATCGTACAGGATAGACGATTTATATGTCATAATTTTATTAAAATTGTATATTTCTTGTTGTGTAATTTACAACTATCATTAGAAAGTTATACTTCCTGATGTTGTGAAATCATAAATATGGAATCCGCCAGATGTTGTATAAGTTGGAGAACCTGTTGTGCTTGTAGCAGCAGAAGGAAGTTTAAGTATAACTCTTCCGCTTCCTCCAGCAGCACCGCTGCCTCCACCTGATCTATCTCCTCCACCACCGCCTCCAGTATTAACTGTTCCGCTAGAAGGGCTTGGTCCTCCTGCACCGCCGCCGCCTGAACCACCAGTACCAGGTTGATAACTGCCATTTCCTCCGCCATTAGAGCCTTCTGCGCCGCCGCCACCGCCGCCAACTACAATAGATTTAATAGGTTCGGTAACGCCAGGGCCGCCTCGTCCTGCATGGTTGGTATTAGGATCGGCTCCAGCTAGAGCGCTTCCTCCAGCGCCGCCACCGCCGCCTCCACTTCGTGCTCCTGAACCGACACCTCCATTATATCCTTGTCCAGAAGTTGCTGTACCTCCTGAACCAGAGTCTCCATCGCCACCGCCGCCTGAACCACCATTTCCTCCATTACCGTCTCCGCCGCCACCGTATCCACCGCCTTCGGATGTTATTGTTGCAAATGTAGAATTACTTCCTTTAGAGCCATTAGTATTTTGTGGCCCTCCATTTCCACCAGCTCCTACGGTTACATTATAAGTTCCTAATACAAAGCTTGCCGTTCCAGTACGATATCCTCCTGCGCCACCGCCGCCTGCTCCTCCACCAGCTGGATTAGACTCACCGCCACCGCCGCCACCGCCGCCTGCAAGAACTACATACTGTATAGATAATGTTGGCAGAATTGGAACAACTGAATTACTTGCTACTGACGCAGCAGATGTTCCATTGGCATTTGTTGCTGTTGCTGTAAATGTATATGATGTATCATTGGTTAATCCTGTAAATGTATAAGTTGTATTAGAAGTAGTTTGAGTTGTAGTTGCTGGGTTAGAAGTAATTGAATATTGTGTAATTGCAGAACCGCCAGTTGCGCCTGGTGTAATTGTGATTGTAGCCTGAGAATCGCCAGCGGTAGCAGATATGGTAGGAGCCTGCGGAACAGTGGTTGATGTTACTGCTGAAGATGAACTTGATGCGACAGATGTTCCAAAATTATTACGTGATTTAACTGTATATGTGTATGAAGTAGCAGATTGCAAACCAGTTACTATAATTGGGCTTGAAGATCCAGTAAATGTTGCAGGAGAAGTTGCTGGGCTTGGTGTAACTTCATAGTCGGAGGAAATTCCTCCATTAGAGCCAGAACTAAAAGCTACAGACGCTTGCCCATTATTAAATGCTCGTCCAGACCCTTGATTTGTGGCTACAACAGATTCTGGAATTGCGGGTGGTGCAGAAGATGCTACCCATCCTTGAGATGTATAAATTTCTAAACATCCCAATGTTCCATTATAAAAGTTTTGCCCTATTGAAGGAGATGATGGTCTGTCTGCTGTTTGACCAAATGGTATTCCTGATATAGATGATTTTCTAATTGGCATTAGTCAAACCTCCATCCTACTGCCGCCCCTGTATATACAAATAATGAGCTAGCTTGATTTACATCTATTATAGCATCTTCTGTTTGTCCATTAATCTTACTGCCGTTTCTGGCTATTGTGATATTATTTGTTGCCGCCGACCCAGATGCATCGTAAATTGTAATTGTATCGCCAACAGAAGGAGAGGCGGGAAGAGTAAGAGTTCTAGCAGCAGTAGTATCTACAAAATAATTACGGCCAGCAGACAGAGTTCCATTTGCTGATTGAACTACATTAAAGGCGGAAGGAAGAGCAGCAGAAACACCTACGGTTTGCCATTCTGTTCCATCCCA